ATTTGCTCGACAAGCGGGCAAAGCTAGATAAACAGCTTGCCGATCTAGATAAACAGTTTCTAGATAAACAGTTTGTTAACAGTTAATAAAGTGATAGTTTAGTTATCAGTTATCAGTTATCATCAACTATTTGGGACTAACAAAATGAACCAATTTACTACCGAAAAACTAGCCAATCAAGTCGCATTAGAAATGGTAAGCTTACCAGCAGGTGAGTTTCTCATGGGATCTCCTGATAGTGATCCCGATGCTTCAGATTTTGAAAAGCCTCAACACCAAGTTAAAGTCAACAGTTTTGCAATTGGCAAATATCCAGTGACTCAAGCACAATATGAAGCGGTGATGGGAACCAATCCTTCTTACTTTAAAAATAATCCCCAAAATCCGGTAGAAAAGGTTAGTTGGAATGATGCTCAAGCCTTTTGCCAAAAATTGAGTCAAATAACAGGTAAAACCTATCGTTTACCCACAGAAGCGCAATGGGAATACGCTTGTCGTGCCGGGACAACCACTCGCTACTATTTTGGTGATAATGATAATCAGTTAGGAGATTACGCTTGGTATAACGGAAATTCTAATAACACAACTCATCCTGTGGGACAGAAAAAGCCCAATGGTTGGGGAATATATGACATGAGTGGCAATGTTTGGGAGTGGTGCGAAGACGATTGGCATGATAGTTATAAGAATGCGCCAGATGATGGCTCGGCGTGGATTAATAATGATAATCGTTCTCAGTCTAGAAAATGTCTGCGGGGCGGTTCCTGGGGCAGCAATCCTTTTAGCTGCCGTTCCGCGTTTCGCCTCTACAACGTCCGCCGCGACTACCGCTTCAACTATCTCGGTTTTCGGGTGGTGTGCGACAATCAAATGTACTTTTACAACGCCTTCAATTTCCCTTTTCTTACCTCTAGTGTAAAAGAATTTGCTGTAAAGCTCGAAAATATGCTAGTAAAATTAGAACATCATTTAGCAATAAGCGAAGATGGTCTTTACTGTAGAATATTTTTTCACCAACCCTATGCAGGTGTTTATCCAGGTGTTTATGATACTCAAAAAGTGTACGAAATGCTAAATAATTTTACCGAACATAAAAATTATTTATGGTCTTTCCTCCAAGATTGCAAAGCTTAATTCATTAATTATTGGTTAGTAGCCTGCGACAATTAATCAGTTATCAGTTATCAGTTATCAGTAAACCGTAACCATTTAGGAGTAGAAACCATGAAGTCCAGTAAACTAGAATATTTTTATCGAAAAATTATCTATTTTTGTAATAATCTTTACCCAGGTTATTGGTGGATTGATAATACATCATCATTAAAAGGGCAAGTCAAAGATGTTAAACATTCTTTTCTTATAGATATTTATAGTGATCTTGAAATCACTATCGATGGATATTTGTTGTATCAATTCACAGAAAAAAACGATATGTCTGAGGCTTGGGTCACTATTAGCTCAATTGATAAAAAAGCAGAAATCATCATCGAAGATGATAGCTACCCCGACAAAATACGAGAGAATCTAAACAATTTAATCCCGGAAATTACTGAAATGATGAATATCATCTCAGAATTTATCGAAGATTTAAAAGAGTAGTTATCAGCTATCAGTTATCAGTTATCAGCAAATTAATAGGAGTAATATGCTAGAAAATATAGCAAGTTATCGACTAAGTTTTCTAAAAATGTCCGAGTTGAGAGAGTTGGCATCTGAATATGGGTTGCCAAAGCAACGATGGAATCGGAGAATTTTAATCCTTGATCTGTCTAAAGTGGTTGACTAGACCGCACTACCAAAGCCTAAAATAGTCAATAACTATTTTAGGTGATAAAATTCAGGAAGGACAGAAAAAAGCTGTTTTTCAAGAGTTTTTAAGCTTTTTAGAGGAACTAAAAAAAACAGAAAATAAATAGAAAATAAATAGAGGAAAATAGCGTATTGGTTACGCAAATCAAAAATCACTCCCTAAAACCAATAAAAATAAATTGTTATAATAGCTGCAAGTTATCCTTGCAGCTATTTTTTAATGATTAACTGGAATCTAGGAAAAGACTTAGCTACTGAAGCTTTTGGGGAAATGGTGTCCGAATTTGCCCAAGAGATTAACTTTCAGATAGAAGATACTAAATGGAACTGGCCACGGGAAACCGTACGAAAAAATGGCAGTGTAGTCGGCTCACCTCGGGACATTGTAGATACAGGTGAGCTAAAAAATAGCCAATTTATTGAAGATGTATCGGATACTTATAAAGTAATCGGTTACACTGCTGATCATGCCGCTCTTGTCCATGAAGGGTATCAAATAGAGCGTAACGATGGGACGGTGACAGATGTTCCCGCCCGCCCATTTATCGACACGGCTATAGAAGACTATAATCCAATTGAGGCTTATAGTGAAATCTTAAAGGAAAAATTAAATGAGTGAATCAGAATTAAGAGATATTTTATTAGGTATTAGAAACAATTTAAAGATACTTATCGGTACTGACTTAGGCAAATACGAAATAACAAGCCCTACAGGGCAAAAATTAAATGAAATTGATGCTATTTGGGTAGAGCCTCCTGAATTACCCCCTAACTATAAAGTAAAACCTAATAGCGGCATCGAAGCGATTATTCAAAGAGAGCCTAATCCTTATCACGAAAATTTACTAGGATATACCGTAGGCATAAATAACTATTGCATTACCTTGAAACAGTACAATCTAGAGAAATCCTTAACACCGGTGATCGAGAGACTTAAATCATCTCGCTACTGGAATTTTCTAGATCAGCCGCGCCTAACCCCCTATACCAAAACTTCTGAGGGGATTATCAGACCAAAAGTGACCTTTAAAATCACTACTGCTAGGCTTTTAGGCTTCTAGAGTACACATTTACTAATCTTTTATAGTACAATGTAACTAGAAAAGTTTAGTCAGTGATCAGAAATGTCCAATCAGATTTTAGAGTTGAACCGGAGTGACAACCTCACCCCTAGCCGTGATACGCAATTTTTTATCTCTGGTGTTTACGGATTTGGAGAGGAACCTCCCACACGAGTAGCTGATTTAGGTGGTGCAATCGTCTTAGGTGATACCACTCTTACCGTAGCGACTGGGGGTTTTGGCCGCCTTTTATATGCTGGCACTTTAATTTACGTTGGGACTACCGGTGATTACGTGATCGTCCGAACAAAGACGACGACAGCAACCCAGACAGCAATCCAGATCGAACCTTCCAAAATTGGTGCTACCCTTGCTACTCCCGCTCAAAAATGCACAATTAAATCTTGGGTTCCTTTCTTAAGTGCGAAGACCTTCAATGTTGACACCTCTTCTACCGAGGTTACTGATTCCGTCCTCGGTGAAATGGCGGTGGAGAAATTTATCTCCGAAATCATGAGTACTGGGTCGGTATCGGGTCCGCTTGTATTTGGTGATCCTGGATATGAAATCGTAAAGGCCGCAGAGCAAAAAGGTGATCGAATTTACCTTGAAATTGTCTATATGGGACAGCGCGGCGGCTTAGGTTTTCAGACAAATGTTAGCCAAAATGTTAGTGGTGAAAAAGGTAATTTCCTACAAGGAAACGTAACTCTAACTATTAGTGGCAATGTGTTTGACATTAAACCGATGGCAACGTCGCCATTCTCTCCTAATGTAGCTGATGACCTCAATTAAAATAGTTAAACTTCTTGTCGATGAAGACCAAGAGGTAATGTTAGTCAATTCTAGAATAATCAATAATTACCTCTGGTTTTCTTTCGGTACGTTTGATCGAGAAATAAGTCAGCAAGAAAAGATATTAATCGAGCCACCAGACGGAACAAAAAACCAAGAAAGAATACAAGTATCTGTGATCCTTGATCCTCTGTGGCTCAATACTGAACAAAGTGCAAAAAGAAATCAAAAGGTAAAAATAAATGGCGAAGTTAAGCGTATTGGGTAAATTGAAGTTTAATGAAACATTCTTTTTCCCTTTAAAAAAAGAATGGATTTGTTACATTGAAGGCAATGATGCTTTATTAGAAAAGATAGACACAATTGCTACAGAAGAAAATGGAGAGATTGGAATCAAGTTTTTAAAACGATACGGGATTAATCCAAAGGAAAATGAAACAGTCAAGGAATACTTAGAGGCACGGGAAAAAGCTGACGAAGCTTATCTTGAGAAAATTAAAGCTATCGGGCAAAAAACGGGACTATCCACTGCTGAAATTGAAGGAGTAGTAGTCAATGATGGTTCGATCCGAGAACGAATTGAACAGGTCATGGTTGATGCCCTTGACGGGGTAAAATCTGACAGCGTAGAACAAAAAGTAGAAACCGCCGCTATCGTGCAGCAATCAATTTTAAATAATCGCAAAAAAACAAGAGAACTAACAAGAGAATCTATAGAACTTGTAGAGCCTTATCTCGATGAATTAAACGCTTTATTTAAGGATCGGGAAACAACCTATGCAACTTACAATAAAGCCTTGTTAGCTAACTTTCTAGGTAGTCCTCGACGGGTAGTTAAACTCAAAGATAAATCTTCTGTTGATTTCACCATACAAGACATTAATGATATGTCTCAATTTATGGTAGTAAAACTCTATCAAGACTATCTCTGGCAAGACATAACCCAGTGGCAAAACCCAGAAACTGAGAAACCAGAGCCTGAAAAATCAGAATCAGAATCAACGGAGGATGACGAAAAAAACGAATAGATGACGCAATTGATGCGCGGTTAGAAGCAATCGCTAACCCCATTAATTGGGAAGAAATCTATTACAAATGGTGTGCATGGGGATTATCTATGGAAGAGTGGGAAGAGTGGCCAGGCTGGTTAATCCTAAAAAAATATTCAGGGATTAATAAAGTCAAATGTGAAGAGATTAATTCACTATCAGACACAGTCAGTCAGATTGCCGCCATGGTTAACATTTACTTAATGGCTCAATCAAAAGAAAAATCACAGTCTCAACCTCCAAAACCCAGTGATT